GTAAATGGTTTAAAAGAAGATCAAGACGGTTTAAATGAATTTTATCGTCAGTTTCCAAGAACTGAAGAACACGCTTTTAGAGATGAAGCTAAATCTTCTTTATTTAACTTAACTAAAATATACCAGCAAGTAGACTGGAACGCTGATTTAAAAAACAGCGGTATTATAACTCAAGGTGGATTTCACTGGGTCAATGGTGTTAAAGACACTAAAGTTGTTTTTATGCCAAGTAAACAAGGAAGGTTTTTTATATCTTGGATACCACCTTTGGAAATGCAAAATAACGTAATTATTAAAAACGGATTAAAGTGGCCAGGTAATGAACACACTGGAGCTTTTGGTTGTGATAGTTATGATATATCAGGAACTGTTGATAGAAGAGGTTCTAACGGTGCTTTAACAGGCTTAACTAAGTTTAGCATGGATAATGTACCACCAAACCACTTTTTCTTAGAATACATCGCTCGTCCACAAACAGCTGAGATATTCTTTGAAGATGTTTTAATGGCTTGCGTTTTTTACGGTATGCCAATATTAGCAGAGAATAACAAACCAAGATTACTTTATTATTTTAAACGTAGAGGTTATAGAGGTTATTCTATAAATAGACCTGATAAAAAATATAATAAATTATCTACAACAGAGAGAGAAATAGGTGGAATACCTAATTCAAGTGAAGATATAAAACAAGCACACGCTGCAGCAATTGAATCTTATATAGAAGACTATGTTGGATTAAGGGAAGATGGAAACTACGGTGATGTATATTTTCAAAGAACTTTAGAAGACTGGGCTAAGTTTAATATAAATAATAGAACATCTCATGATGCATCTATTAGTTCAGGCTTAGCTATAATGGCTTGTAACAAAAATAAATATAGACCAAATCCTATTGTGCAAAAACAAGTTTATGATTTAGGTTTTAAGAGATATAACAACAAAGGTACATTGTCAAAAATAATTGAATAAATGAAAATATATACTAATTCAAATAGTGCTTTTCCAAGTCAGGTAGTACCAGATGCAGAAAAAGCTTCATGGGAGTATGGGTCTCAAGTAGCATCCGCTATTGAGACTGAGTGGTTTGACCAAGGTAGGACTAACGGTAATCGATACTTAACTAGTTGGAATAATTTTCACAGCTTAAGATTATATGCAAGAGGAGAGCAATCAACTCAAAAATACAAAGATGAATTATCAATTAATGGTGATTTGTCTTATCTTAATTTAGACTGGAAACCAGTACCAGTTATATCCAAGTTTGTAAATATAGTTGTTAACGGTATATCACAAAAAGAGTTTGATATAAAAGCTTATTCTCAAGATCCAGAATCTGTAAAGAAAAGAACAAACTATGCTACAGCTATTGCTGAAGATATGTTTGCTAGAGAGCAGATAGAATTAGCACAAAAAACACTAGGTATAGATGCTTCACAGTCTAACATGCCTGCACCTATGTTACCTCAAACAAAAGAAGAGCTTGAGTTACATATGCAGCTAAGCTATAAGCAGTCTATTGAAATAGCAGAAGAAGAAGCTATATCAACTACATTAGCTAAAAACAGATGGGAGTTAACTAAACGTAGATTAAATGAAGATTTAGTTGTTTGTGGCATTGCTTGTGCAAAAACTAACTTCAACAAATCAAATGGAATTACTATAGACTACGTAGATCCTGCTCATGTTATATATTCTTATACAGAAGATCCTAATTTTGAAGACATATATTATGTTGGAGAAGTTAAGTCTATAACTCTACCGGAACTTAAAAAACAATTTCCGCAAATTAGTGAAGAAGAATTACAAAGAATACAACAGATGCCAGGTAATAGGCAGTATGTAACAGGTTGGGGTAATTACGACGCTAACACCATACAGATATTATATTTTGAATATAAAACCTACATGAATCAGGTGTTTAAATTAAAACAAACTGATAATGGTTTAGAAAAAGTAATTCAAAAAACAGATGAATTTAATCCACCTCCAGCAGATACTTACGATAGAGTATCAAGAACAATAGAGGTATTATATAGTGGTGCTAAAGTATTAGGTACAAATACCATGCTTAAATGGGAGTTGGCTGAGAATATGACAAGACCATCTTCTGATAGTACTAAAGTTGAAATGAATTATGCTTTATGTGCACCAAGAATATATAAAGGTAGGATAGAATCTTTGGTTAGTAAGATAACTGGTTTTGCTGATATGATTCAAATAACTCATTTAAAAATGCAGCAAGTGTTATCTAGAATGGTACCTGATGGTGTATTCTTAGATATGGATGGTTTAGCTGAAGTTGATTTAGGTAATGGAACTAATTATAATCCAGCGGAAGCATTGAATATGTATTTCCAAACAGGTTCTATAGTTGGTAGATCACTTACTCAAGATGGTGAACTTAATAGAGGTAAAGTACCTATTCAAGAATTAACATCATCTGCTAGTGGAGCTAAGTTACAAAGTTTAATACAAACTTATAACTACTATTTACAAATGATAAGAGATGTCACCGGTTTAAATGAGGCTCGTGATGGTAGCATGCAAGACAAAGACTCTTTAGTAGGTATCGCTAAGATGGCCGCTAATCAATCTAATATAGCTACAAAACATATTAATCAAGCTAGTTTATATCTAGCCCTTAGAATATGTGAAAACGTATCTTTAAAACTTGCAGATGTATTAGCTTTCCCATTAACTAAAAATGCTTTAATAGAAAGTATATCTCTTTACAACGCACAGACACTAGGTGAAATATCTAATTTAAATCTACATGATTTTGGTATATTCTTAGAACTAGAGCCTGATGAAGAAGAAAAAGCTCAACTAGAGCAAAACATACAACTGGCTTTAAAAACAGGTGGTATAGACCTTGAGGATGCTATAGATATAAGACAAATAAAAAATCTTAAACTAGCTAATCAGTTATTAAAACAAAAAAGGAAAAAGAAACTACAAAGAGATCAAGCTCAGCAAAAACAAATGATCGAGTCTCAAGCTCAAGCTAATGCTAAAACTGCTGAAGCTGCTGCTATGGCTGAAGTTCAAAAGAACCAAGCGCTAACACAATCACAAGTACAAGTAGAACAAGCTAAGTCTCAATTTGAAATAGAGAGAATGCAAACAGAGCTTTCTGTTAAACAACAGTTAATGGCTCAAGAGTTTGAATACCAAAAACAACTAGCACAAATAAAGCTAGGTGTTGAAGGTACTAAAGAAAAAGAAATAGAAGATAGAAAAGACAAAAGAGTTAAATTACAAGGAACTCAACAAAGTCAATTAATAAATCAACGACAAAATGATTCAGCTCCAGTCGATTTTGAGGGTGGAGACTCATCGCAACTAGGCACGTTTGGTTTACAAAATATGATGCCGCCTAGTTAAACATTTAATAATTATATAATATTTTATCATGTCAGAAGAAACAAAAGTAAACGAACCCGTTAAACAAGAGGGTGAATTCAAAATTAAAAAAACAAAACCTAAAAATTTAGGTAAACTAAACAGTGATGAGCCAATTAAAGTGGATTTCACTAAACCAGAAGCACAAGGTGATGTACCTGAGGTAACAAAAGTAACTATACCATCTGAAGCTATTAAAACTGAAGACGATGCCATTCAAATCGGAGAAACAGAGACGCTGGATGTGGGCGAACAAACCGGAGATAGCACTGCAGTGGACAAACAAGTACCAGAGTCCAGCGAGGTTATTGAAGAAGTCACTCCCCTCCAAGAAATAACTGATGAAGAAGTAAAGGAGATAAAACAAGAAGTTAACGAAGCTAAAAGAGATGAAAAAGTTTTAGGAAAACCTTTACCAGAAAACATTGAAAAATTAGTTTCTTTCATGGAAGAAACAGGTGGAACAGTTCAAGACTACGTAGCTTTAAATAAAGATTACAGTAGTTATTCACCAAAAGATGTATTAAAAGAATACTATACAAAGGCAAAACCTCATTTAGATCAAGAAGAAATTGGATTCCTAATGGAAGATAATTTTGAGTTTGATGAAGAGATAGACGAGCCTAGAGAAATACGTAAGAAGAAACTTGCGTTTAAGGAAGAAGTTGCAAATGCTAAAAAGTTTCTTGAAAGTTCAAAGAGTAAATATTACGACGATATCAAGTTGAGACCCGGCGTTACTCAAGAGCAGCAAGAAGCTATAAGCTTTTACGACCAATATAAGCAGCAGCAAGAAACTGCAACACAATTACATGGTGATTTTAGAGACCGTACTAAAAAACTATTTAACAACGAATTCAAAGGTTTTGATTTCAACGTTGGTGATAAAAAGTTTAGATATGGTATTAAAGATCCAGGTAAAGTAGGTGAAACACAGGTTGATGTAAGCAACTTTGTTAGTAAGTATACTGACGATAAAGGTAGTTTAACAGATCCAGCTGGATATCACAAAGCAATGTACGCTGCTATGAATGCTGATAAGATCGCTCATCATTTTTACGAGCAAGGAAAAGCAGATGGTGTAAAAAACATCATCAAGAGTTCCAAGAATCCATCACAAGAAGGACCTAGGCAAGTTGCCGATGGTAATGTTTTTGTAAACGGGTTAAAAGTAAAATCAATTAGTGGATTAGATTCAACAAAATTAAAAATAAAAACAAAAAAATTTAACTAAAAAAATTAAAAAATTATGGCTTTAAGTCCTCAATTTGGTAGTATTATACCAAGTCAAAGTCAACAAACGTTGGCTAGTAACTACTTAAACTTTGCTGGAG